CCGACCGCGGCTCACGAACCCGAACAACCTGCTTTTGATTTTGGTGACGTTGAGATGCAGGAACATTTATCAAAGTTACCTCATCAACTAAAGGAGACAGGATGAACATCAAGAAGTTTAAAAGTGTGGCAGTCGCCATTGACACTTACAAATTATTGAAGAAGATAGCCGCCGCCGATGACCGATCGGCAGGTATGCAAATAACCTATTTAGTAAAACAAGAAGCAAAGAAAAGAAAGTTAGCTGCATGAGTATAGTATTACCTAATTTAACAGATAAAGAATTTAGTTCATACAACGATGTGAATCAAATGAGACGTATTATTGATCATTTTTTTAGTAAAGTTATACTTACAGAAAGAGCAACTTATAGAAATGTTACATCAGGAGAGTTAAAACATTTAATTGAACGGTGGGCAGAATTAAAAATGAATCATAGACAAGAACGAGTTTATGGTCATGGCAACACTTATATTTTAGAACCCTTCTTAGTTAAAGTTATGCATGAAAAAGATATTGCTTTGAAAGAACAAAATATATCAACGAGTAATATAATTTACTCTCGTTGTTTTGTTGGTATTTCAAAAAAATCTATTGAAAAACTGCAATGTTTTAATCATCAAGCAACACCTGATGATGATTTTAAAGTTAAACCTTTTTCTTGGCATGTAGGAGGTCCTATGTACAAGCATCACAGAGAAAGATTACATGAAATTGGCTATGATGATGTTTGGAAAGCTTATGACTGGAAAAAAATTTATTATGGTAAACACGTATGAAAACAGAAACTATTATGCCTAAGTTTAAATCATACCGACCGTTTAAATCAGATTGGAAGTATGAGAAGAAGTGTTGTAATGAATGTGATAAAGAATATCTCACCGATAATATGATGGGTGTTAAAAAAGGTAGTTATATTTTTACTTGGTTGTGTATTAGATGTTACAACTTTACAAGACCATAATAGTTTGTGTCACGATTGTGGCGTGCGTGTGGTTATGGACTACGCACTCGCCCTTTCGTATGTATGTTAATGATTGTACGAAGAATAGAGTATATAGTAAGGAGTATTGTATTTGGATGTACATGGAAATGAGAAAGGAAGAATCATGGCTAAGAAAAATCCTCTTAGAACTCGGCTATTGAAAGAATATGCTAGATTGTCTAAGATAGCGGTACGCGAACCACGGAACGGCAAAGAGATGTTTGTTCGTATGCGTTGGGAGAAGATTAGAAATATATTATGGAGGCGTTATGATTATATGCAGTCACTGTAACGGGAATGGGTTTATTAAAATTAGATTCGAAGCAGAACAAAGCATTGACCAGTGTAAGGTTTGTAACTCACAAGGGGAACTCGATGAAAATAAGTACTACCACCAAACGTGGACAGAGGGCGTTAATGATT